CAAACGCGCCGAAAAGATGTTGGAAGGTTGCATCACCGAAAAAGACATGCAAGAAGTTGTGGCTGAACAATACTTCGCGCACTACGGTCCCGATGAGTGGATGAATTATTTGCTCATTAACGCTAAGTTAATCCATATCCTCAATCATCCCGATGACTACTTCAACGGTGAAGATTGGGAAATTTTGAGGAGTTGAATGTGGTCGATTTGGGTAAAATACCTGCGGCTAAGAAAGTGCCAATGATGAAACCTAATGGACATTGGGAGTTTCCCGATGTCATGGGCGTAAATAAAGTTGGATTTGTGTACGTAATTAGAGACCTTGTTTTGAAGCGTGGATACATCGGCAAAAAGTTGTATCGGAAACAAGGCCTACTTAGAGGGGGTGAAGAATACCCCTGGAGAACGTATAAGTCATCTTCGACGACAATGGCACAACTTATGGCCCGTCGCCCCGCAGATGAATTCGACTTTGTAGTTCTTGAAGAATACGGCACAAAATCAGGTCTATCCTTCGGTGAGACTTGGACATTGTGCATGGTGGAGGCACCCACCACACCGTTATGGTATAATACCCGGATCGAGAAAATCGCTTGGAACGTACGTGAAAACATTACGTTCCGTCACAAAGAACGATTAGAAATGGTCCAAGAATGGTAGCAAAAAGAAAACGACCTTCTACTCCAATTCAAACACATCACCAACCCTGTATTGGTTGCGGCTCCACCGACGCCATGAACATTCATCAAGGTGGTGACGCTTACTGTTGGTCATGTGAGACGAGATTCTCAAAAAAGGAAGTGGAAGAAGGTTCAATGAATACTTCCCCTAAGAACTTACGTGTACGCAGTGAGGGGTTATCACTACAAGAAATTTCCGACTTACCGTCGGCTGGCTTGGCCGGAAGAAAAATTTCCAAGCAAGTGATGGAGCACTTTGGTGTTAAAGTCGAGACCAACAAAGATACCGGTCTTATTGTGCGACATTACTATCCGCAAGGCAGTGGGTATAAGTGTCGCTATGTGAAGGACAAGAAGTTCTTCGATGTTGGCGACGCGAAGGGTATCTTCGGACTTGAAGCTTTCACACCCGGTGGCAAACGACTCGTCATCACCACAGGTGAAATAGACGCAATGTCTTACGCCGAAGCGTGCCTGCATCGCTACAAGCGTATGTACCCAGTGATCTCGTTCGGCTCTGACAAGCATGTGGAGCGTCTGTTGGACGTTCGTGACTTTGTCCGTTCTTTCGATGAAGTTGTTCTGATGTTTGATCAGGACAGTTCAGGCCAAAAGTCTCTCGAAAAAGCCATTCCGATTGTTGGGATGGATAAAGTAAAGATTGCACGGCTGACTCGTAAAGACCCCAACGATGTGCTGAAAGAAGACGGTCCTGAAGCCTTGATGACGGCAATCTTCGATGCACAGCCGTATATTCCGGGTGGTATTTTAGGGCGCGATGAGTTATGGGATTTACTGGAAGACTACAACAGTATTCAGTCAATGCCTTTCCCTCCGTGTCTCAGTGGTGTCAATCTCAAGACTAAGGGCAAGCGTTACGGGGATATAACATTATTCATTTCCGGAACTGGTAGCGGTAAGTCTACACTATTACGCGAAGACGCACTCTTCACTTTGGAGACAACAGACGACAAAATCGGCTGGTTGGCGTTCGAAGAAGGTCCAGGAGAATCGGCACGAAAATTGTCGGGCATGGCTTTGAAACGTAACCCCGCAAATGAAGAAATTCCTTTGGAAGAGTTACGCGAAGGCTTCAACAAAGTATTCGGCGATGACCGGATTATGGTGCTAGATCACCAAGGTTCCATGAACGATGAAAGTATCGTGGACAAATTAGAGTATATGTGTCTTTCTGGTTGTAAGCATATTTACATTGACCACATCACCATCCTTGTATCGGAAGGTGTGGAGGGCTTAACCGGCAATGAAGCACAAGATAAGATCATGAACGACTTACTGCGGCTTGTGAAGAGATATCCTGTATGGATTGGGCTGGTTTCGCACTTGAGAAAAGTGAAACAAAGCGAAAAATCGTTTGAAGAAGGTCAGCTACCTTCTATGGATGATATTCGTGGTTCCGGCTCCGTCAAACAGGTTTCAATGGACATCATAGCCTTCGCCAGAAACATGGCGGCGAAGAGTTCCAAAGTGCGCAACAAAGTCAAAATGTCCGTCTTGAAGTGTCGTTTCACTGGACTCACAGGTCCGGTCAACGGTGCGCTTTATGACTTCGAAACCGGTCGTCTTAATCCACTGGACTATATTGTGCCAGATGATGAAGAAGACGAAGAAATGATTATCGAGGAAGAACAAGAATGAGCAATCAAGAGACCCCATGGTCGACCGTAGGATATCTCGTTTTCAAGCGAACGTATTCCCGGAAGATCGATGACCTGCGCACTGAGGAATGGCCCGACACAATCGACAGGGTCATCCAGGCGTGTAAACATCAATTGGACGTGGGGTTCAAATACGAAGAAGAGCAGCGATTACGTGGCTACATGCTCGGCTTGAAGATGTCTGTCGCGGGAAGGTTTCTGTGGCAGTTGGGTACGCCGACTGTGGATCGTCTCGGTTTGGCATCACTGCAGAACTGCGCGTTCACCACCGTCGACGAGCCTATTGCACCGTTTTGTTGGTGCATGGACATGTTGGCGTTGGGTAGCGGCGTTGGTTTCAACATTCAAAAGAAGAACGTCAGCAAAATCCCTCCGGTGAAACCGTGGTTCACCGCACCCACACGAGTGAATGATCCTGGCGCTGACTTTGTTGTGCCCGACAGCCGTGAAGGCTGGGTGAAGCTATTGGGTAAGACCTTAAAGGCAGCGTTTCTGAGCGACAGGCCAGAGAAGGGCACTTTCACATATTCCACTCAGGTTATTCGTGGTAAGGGTACACCCATCAAGGGCTTTGGTGGTGTGGCGAGTGGCCCGGAAGATCTCGTCTGGGGTATTGGTCAAATCTCCGCCATTCTGGAAAGGCGCAAGGGTCGTCAAATCCAGCCGATTGACGCGTTGGACATCATGAACATCATCGCACATATTATTGTGGCAGGCAATGTACGACGCTCTGCTCAGTTGGCAATTGGCGATCCTGATGACGTGGAATTCTTACTTGCGAAGCGTTGGGACATGGGTAGCCATATTCCTGCATGGCGTGGAATGTCCAATAATAGTGTTGTGTGCGATGACATCGATGATCTTCATCCGTTCTTTTGGGATGGTTACGAAGGTCGTGGAGAGCCTTATGGTCTCATCAATCTGCGCTTATCACGGCAAATTGGACGTCTGGGAGAATTTGAATATGAAGACCCGGAAATCGAGGGTTATAACCCTTGTGCAGAACAGTCTTTGGCTCCTTATGAAACTTGTTGTTTGTCGGAAGTCTTCCTCCCGAATGTAACTTCGCTGGAAGAGTTCCTGGATATTTTGGAACTGTCTTACAGGATCAATAAGCATTCGCTGCTGCTTAAGTCGCATCAACCCGCCACTGAAGCAATTGTGCACAAGAATATGCGAATGGGTATTGGTCTCACAGGGATTCTTCAAGCCACCGAGACACAGCGTTCTTGGATGCGAGAAGGTTACGAGTTCCTGAGAAACCTAGATGAACGATATTCCCGAATGAAGCGCATCAACCCCTCCATCAAGTTAACAACGGTAAAGCCCAGCGGTACACTTTCTCTATTGCCGGGTGTTACATCGGGTATTCACCCCGCTTACTCTACCTATATGTACAGGCGTATCCAGATTGCGGCTGAACATCCTTTGGTGGAAACCTGTAGAGAGGCTGGATATCCGATAGAGTACCGTGAACAGTTGGATGGGTCAAAAGACTACGGAACGGTCGTGGTGACCTTCCCGTTCGCGTACCCCGCAAATACACCGCTGGCCGAAAACATGACGGCCATTGAACAGTTAGAGTGGGTGAAGCGCGTACAGTCGGACTGGTCAGACAATAGCGTCTCTTGCACGGTATACTACAAATTGGAAGAGTTGCCGGAGATTCGCAAGTACTTGAAAGCCAATTACGCACATAGTTTCAAGTCTTTGTCGTTTCTTTTGCACAAGGATCATGGGTTCAAGCAGGCACCGCTGGAAGCGATCGACGAGGAAACATATAATGAGCTTATGGGAAAAGTTAGGCTTATCTCCGCCGTCAACGAAGCAGACTTCATTAGCGATGATGAGTGTGCTGCCGGAGCGTGCCCTGTTAGGTGAGATTTGCGAGGTCTTTGACGATAACGGCATTTGCTTTTCGTTTTATGAAGTACGTGCGGCGGACATGGTTGGAATTACCAATGTTGATCCAATTGTCTTTTCGGCAATTCTCCTTGCACGTTCAGTGAAGGTCGACGACGAGTTTAAAGAGCCGTCTTACTTTCTGGAATTACCTTTCAGGTCTTTCAACGCGTTGGTTGAAAAGCTTAAGTTGAAATGAACAAGGGAGTGTCTTCGGGCACTCCCTTAAAAATGGAGACCTTATGGAAGATAGATACAACTTGTTTTTGGCGGT